GCTTGTCCAGAAATACTTACTCCAGAAATATCACGCTCCCAAATAGCGAGATTGCCTGTAGTGTTAAGTTGCGCTCCAAGTGTTACAGTTGATGTATTCAGCAACATTGCTTTCAGGTTAGTAGCAGCAGTCTGGTCATTGGCAATCCGATGTATATCAACGTCGATACCATTTGTTCCCGATACCGAATACATTGTGACATCACCATTCTTTGCCTGTGCATCACTTTTAATGATTGCCTTGCCAAATGTAGCCGTTGTATTAGCAGATGTTGCGTCATATGAAGACACAACAGCGTTCCATACATCATTAGCCATTGTCCCAGCAACAATACGTCCTTCAGATGCTGTTCCATCTGTACTAAGGCGTATCGTAATAGCACTATTAGCGATAGCATCAGAATCAATAGCGTCAGTAGCAATCACACCAGACGTAATACTATTTGCATTCAGATATGCTTTTACGCCTAAGCCTGCGGCACTACCAATGACAATTGCGCTATCCGCAAATGTAGCCGCATCAATAGCACCATTAGCAATAGAAGCCGCAGTAATAACATCATTATTAATCGTGCCAACGGTAACGGCACTAGTGACTGAATTGACACTACCTGATACTGATGCAACAGCCTGTGATGTTGAGATTGTAGTTCCAGTAAAATTAACAGTCGTTGTTGGTGAGCCAATATTTCCCCAGTCAATACCAGCCTCACCAGTTGTAGTGACATCAAGTGTGCGTCCTGCAACCGTTGGCTGTAGTGGTGCTTGCCCTGAAGCATATCCGCCTACAGTAACCTGTCCAGAACCATTAATTGCCAGACTGCTAAAGTTAGTCGGGAACGTAGGTATAGCCGCCATCGGGTCGCCAGCATACACGTATCCAATCAGTTGAACAGTCCTGATATTTGAGCCTGTAATAGTCACGGTAAGAACGCCTTGTGTATCAAGATGTCCTGCGGTCATCTCGTAATACCAAAGTCCATTACTTATGTGGGTAAAGGTAGGGCTGACAGGAGTAGTACCCGGTGTTACACCATTCTTTACAATAAGAACAACACCCGACGTAATGCTGGCTGTAACAGCGGTAAAACCATCTGTGCTGTCTACAGCATAGAAGAATATTCTTCTACGTGTGTTCGTTGCCTCGTTCTGTGCAAATTGAAACATTAGTTAAGCCCCGCATTCAACCGGAGTCGTGGCTCAGTCGCCGCACTTCCACCACCACCAGATGCTGTAAAGTCATCAATAATCAACTGCATTGGGAACCAAGATGTAGTGGTATCAGTCCACGCACCTGTACCTGTCCGTGTAGTTAGATGGAATGTTCCATCTGGGATAAATGCACTAGATACATCCCACGCACCACCAGTCTCAATATATTGCATACATCCCAGTGATGCAGATGCACCTTCTACGGCGATTCGGTAATCCGTATTTGGCGACAATGCAGTTAATGTTGATTCATCAAAGTAGTAATCTCTTACTACAATTGAGTTTGTATTATAAGCATCACTGTTAGTGTAGGTTCTGTTTTGCAGTACGTTGCTACTAGCGTCATACAGATTAAGGTTCCACTGCGCCGCGCTGTTAGTTGGACCAACCGCCATTCGGACACCAGCCACCTTAAATGTCGTACATAAAGACGCTGGCAACTTGAACTTTATGCCGCGCTGGTTAGGCGTAGAACCTGAGTTCCAAGACGAAATAGTTGAACCACTTGTTGCAATGCCATATTGGCGAGTTGATGTTCCACATCCAAAGTTAAACAAGCCAGCAGTGGTTGACTTGGAACCTGCGACACCATTGATGACATCGTAGTAATAAGGAAACACCGTGTTATTCGGACCAATACCTGTTCCGCGTGCTGAATAAAATCTGACGTTATTTGATGCGTCAAACGTGCCAGAAAAAGCATAAATGACAATAGCGTAATATTGCCCTCTTGTGATGGATGCTGTCGTGGATAACGTCCATTGCTTGGTGCTAAAGTTTGGAAAGTTAGTTCCGTTACCAGCAAAATCTCCATATCCGAGCCACGTACCACTAGGTAAGCCTGTTGCTGTACTAACCGACTGGATTCCTACACGAACTGTTCCGGGGGTTCCAGTAAGCAAGTCAACGTAACCAGTCACACGGTCAATAACCGCATCTTCCTCAGCAATGGTGATGATGCAGATATAGTCGTTCAATGCTTGTATTGTTTTTTGTGTTGGCGCGGCAACAGACGAAAACATTGGCATATATGACGGTACGTGCGCTCGTATTTTAGCCATTGATAACCACTACATTCCCAACCGCATCATCTGTATTTAACGAGGCTGAAATAGGGAGCCGTGGTTGTTTCATGTACTCAATAATCAATAGTGAGCGTAACAATCTACCGGCTATCTCACGCAAGTCCTCTTCCGAGTAGTCTAGTAACTCCTGTAACGATGGCGTACCAAACTGTTTGTCGTCAAAGTTCACGCACAATGACCCATCATTGACTATTTCCACCAGCGTAATGGTTCGTTGCATTATTGCCTACTTTATTGACCAGCGATGTTTATGCCACGATACAGCCCATGAAAACAAACCTGCTAGTCCCATGTTTACGGCGACCTCGCTCCACTTAGGGTCACTGAGAGTCAATACACTTAACAATGAACCAGCCGCTATCATTGCAAGAGATACACGTATCCACCACTGCAAAATAATTGGCATACGTTCTATTGGAGAGTTCTCATGCCTCAGTATGGCTATAAAACCCGTAGTTGATATAGCAATAGTTCCATTGGCTAATGCATTAACTAGGACTTTGAGTTCCACTTGACTTGTCCTTTTGCCCCGCTAGATTTAACTTAGCGGTCACCATTTCTACACCACGTAAACCAAGCGTTCCCATGAGAAATGAAAGCCCCAACATATACTTAGGGTCTTTGATATTTAATGGTGCGGCAATAACTGGAGTTAGATATGTTGCGCTTGCGGTCCCACTGATTACTGAGATTACTAATGCGCCAAAGTTTTGATGTGATTGTCTGCTGATGCCAACAATGCTTCCAAAGAACCCCGCGATAATCTGCTGAATGTCGTCCACTGAAAGACCTGTTTTATCCATCTGTTTCCCTCGTTGCTTCACTTACTTTTGATACCTCCGGCAATCGTGGTGAAAACATAGGGAGGCTACTGTCCTGTCTCATAAAGAAAGCAATCATGGCAGTAACCATTGCTGGGACACCCGCACGGATACCCTCGATGGATGAAAGCATAAGTACACGCATGACAACGCCAAACGGAGCGGTATCTGGAATGTGCGCCGATTTCCACGCCGCATCAAACTCAGGAGCCGCACTTGCAACAAACGCACCCAACGCTATTAATACAAGTCTTCCGTAAGCGATATTCATAACAGACCTACTTTACTGCCGGTGGAGCCACCGGTGGAGATGCATAAGGACTGCCTTCCATTTTGAGGGAAGAATCTAGTTGATTCCACAACCTTTGCGTTGAATCGAACCACCATTGTTGCCAAAGTTGGATTCTGGCGGCTAATGATGGGTCATCAAGGTTTTTCATTGCCAATTTGTATGCGGCATACACAGGTAATGTGTTACGCAACACATCATCAGGAGCAAACAGTGAATCGGCAACTAGGCTATGAACACCGGCTGGTATTGCACCTGCAATCGTTACCGCTGTGCCACCAATTGACGTTGACACCGTAATATTCGTAGCGGTTTTAGTCAGTATGTAATATGTCGTTCCTAGGGAAAGCCCAGATGGCAATGTAGTAGTTGTAGTGAAATACACAGGCTGATTTACTACGAGACTTACATTTCCGAACGAACCGCCAATGTTGGCACTACCACCACCTACTGGACTAGTCACATATATACCTGTCGCAGGTGGCAATCCAGCACCATAGATACTCACCGCTGATGATGATGCTACAGTTGGAAAAATCCCTACTGTTTGTGGTTCACGCCGATACCAATATGTTGGTGATGTAGTTGTTCCGCCATTAGGCAAAGTAAGCGTTCCACTAAATGTTTCAAAGTTTGGTTGCCATGCACGTAGCCGCAAATCTGATGTGTGCTGTAACAATGAACCTGCAACAGATACGCTCATTGGAAACCAAATTGATGATGTCGCTAACGATGCAACCGAACCAGTAAAACCCGTAAGAGAAAGCGTTGTTGGGATATACACACATGAACGCGCCATTTCTGAGGCGGCTTCATTAATAAACTGGTCTATTGTAACCGTTGTTGTTACTACGTCAGTGCCACCAGAACCATCTGGAAGCGCACCGATAGGACTGTTAGCAATCGTACCTACTTCGTTAAGCAGAATAAGTGTGTCATTGCGGAGGTCTGCAAGTGTTGCCATTACACCATCCTCGTATGATACGTTGCCGCGTAAGCCTCTACGTCGCCCAACCTGCGCTGATATTCAGGAAAGTACATCTGCATTCCCGGTGCATCACGCATCTGCATTGCACGTTGATATAGAACTGCATACACAAGGCAATCGTGCGCTACTTGTGGCAGGGGGCATTCGTGGTCTTCAGTGGGAACACTTGTATCTATTGTTCCACTAGCGTTGTATTGCCAGATATCGCCGGGTTGCATAAAGCCTTCCAGCATCAATCCGCTTGTAATAACAGAATCCGGTGCAGGTTTAAGTCGCACACGATTCATTCCATAAATAACGGCTAGGTCTGGATATGTAGCCGTTGTGTCGTTTCGCCTAGAATCAAACTTGACAGTTGACCAGTTCATCTGGCGTAGACGCTTGTAGTCACCATTCTCCAAAAAGTAAATGCCCCGAATCTTATATATATCCGGGGCGCAATACTCATCTTCACCGGCAACAGTATCAAGGTATCGTCTGCCAACCAGACAGTCGGTAGACCGTGCTATCTGGTTAGCCATTTCTATCAAGAGCAAATCCAAGCCAAACGGGTCTTGGTCTGGCATCCCATTAAAGAGATGCCCACCAAGGACACGAATACGTTGCTTGAGTTGCGCTCTTGTCATTACGATACCGCCGCGCTGTCTTTACCCATCGAGAACTCTGCGCCATAGACAACAACGTAGCCATCTTGCAATGCAGAACCATTCAACTGTTGGATTGCCATACGCACCCAAGGTCGTGTTGTTGGGACAACAGGTACGTTTGCAATCTTTGGTGGTCGTCCTACAAACAATGGGTTAGTTGCGGCTGTAATACTTACAGGCGAACCACCCACTGTTGCAGATACCTGCAATGTAGTTGGCGTTGGTGTCGCTACAACATAATATGCAACACCGTTAGTCAAACCACCAAGTGCGGCGGCGGCACTAGGGACAACTATCTGTCCAACCGTAAGGTTATGCGGAGCAGTGGTTGTGATTGTAGTACCCGTACCAGATGCAGAGAATACGGCGTTGTTATTATTGAAGTTTACACGTCCAATGAATGGAACGGTTCCAAGGCTTCCACCAAGAGCCAGTGTTGCACCACCACTTGATGTAGAGATTGTTGCACCAAGGGAAGTTACGCTAGTAACGTAATACAACGTACCAACCGTAGGTCCGGTAATCGTTCCAAGTGTTCCAAAGATGATTGTGTCACCCACGTTCACCGTTTGAGCGAATGCAATGCGGTCTGATGCATCATCAAAACTGACTGCTGTTAATGCATCTGCATTGTTACCAACAAGGATACTAGCCGCAGAAGTGTTAGCCGCACCTGCGTTGATACCGGTTGTTCCACCAAGAGTCGAAACCATAGTGTATGTAGTTGCAGATGTCTGCAATACAACATATGGCGTACGAACGGCTGGTCCTGTTGCACCACCAAGGTTGGTAATCATTACAATAGTTCCAGTTGGAGGAACTGCGCCTGTAGGGGTGACTACCGTCGGCGACGCAAGTGATATTCCACCAATCGGAACAGTCTGTGCAGAACACGTAGCAGGGCAGGTAGCAACACCAGAAATCTGGGAGTATGCCGACAATGCTGTCGGTGCAGTACCGCTACCAGAATCCTGTGCGCCCTGAACAATAAACTGACATGGCTCAGGTCCAACAAAACCTACGGGCGAAACAGACGCACGTAGATAATAGGAGTTGTAAGCCGTGCCGTTATTAAGAGCAGGGTCGTTAGTAATAGCACTTACTACGTTTCCAGATACAAGGTTTGTAGTATCTGCAATCTGGTTACGGAAGTACGTGAAGTTGAGCGAATCAGAATAACCAACCGCCCACTGGTTTGCAGTGCTTACTAGCGTAGCAAAACCAACGCGGTTAGTCGCACTGAGGTCGTTCACAACTGCCGCTACGTTAGTGGATGCTCCAACGTCACTAAACGACAGTCTGAGTTCATAATCTCTAGCCATTTATTTCTCCGTAAGGGGAGAGTTTCCCCTCCCCTTATTTATCGTTTAGCCTACAGCCGCTGTGTCACGTCCCATTGTAAGCCAGCACTGGTCAAGCCAGATACCGGTGTTTACAGGAACAGCACCTGCCGCTGGTGGAATAGCACGTACCATCACACGTACCCAAGGGCGCGTGCTAGGTCCAATTGGTGCGCTAACAACACGACGTGTAGTTGGGCGCGAATAAACGATACCCGAACCACTTAGACCGGTGTTAACGATTCCACCTGCTACCAGTGCAAGTCCAGCAGTTGTTGACGTTGGTACAGTAACTACGATAAGTGGCTGATATGCCGCAAATCCAGTACCTGCACTACGTGGAACAATTACATCACCGACGTTCAACTGGTGTGCCGCCGATGTAGTCATTACACCAGATGTAATACTTGTACCAGCAGACGGAATATTGTTATCTGTTGCCGAAACAAGTGCTACAGAACCACTGATTTGAATCCAGTCAGTACCTGCTGTACCTGTACCAGAATCACTAGCACCTTGCAAAAACAACTCCCAAGAGGTAGTTGACATTGCACCATAGGTGGATACAAGCGCGTGCAAATACCGTTCAGAACCATTGGTATTACCAAAAATCGCCGGGTCGTTAGCAATCGCGGATGTTTCACCCGACACCAACAGTGTTTGGTCAGCATTGGTGTCTCGGAAACCACCACGGTTCAGTGCAACACTAGTTCCTTGATAGAAGAAACTCGTCGTACCAGCCGTAGTCTGGAAGAATACACCACCAGTTGATTGCGTTGCACCCATTGCATAGTTGTTGACCTGCAAAAGGTTAGCGGCGGCAAAACCCTGCTGAACAAACCTAAATGTTTGTTTATTATCTCTAGCCATAGTTGCGCTCCTTTCTTATTATGCGGAGACGCGAACCTTCATGCGTCCGATTGCACGAACATGGGGGACCCAAAGTCCAACACCCCAGTCAAATACAACATTGTGCATGATGCCATTTTCCTTGGAAAGACCAAGATACTGAGGCTTGAATGGTCCGCTCTGCCAGCCCTGAACATAACCTGTTCCGTAACGAACAGCGTAAATGTGTGAACACTTACCTGCATCACCAGCAATACCGTTGTTGAGGTTGTCTGGAATAATGTGTGTTACACCATCAGACTTACGTCCAACAGTACGGATGGTTGCGTTCTTGTACTTCTCAACAGGGCGTGAATAGGAATCCTGCGTGATATCAAAACCAGCACCAATACCCATAACGCGGATGTTAAGTTCGATACGTCGCTTTGTTGCTTCGTTCATGTAGAACACAACACCGTCACCATCTGGTGCGTTCATGTTGTCAAGCAGTTCCTGCATCTTAAAGATGAAGTTGTTACCTGTCGTCGAGGAGTTGGTAAACAGGTCAGCAGAACCACCAGTAAGAGCCAAGTCCATTTCAGCAGGAATGTCGTAATCAGCGACGTTGTTCATGCGGTAAGCAAGACCGGGGAAACAGTCAGCAGAGTTACCAGCCGCAAGCGACGATGGGTCGTTGTTGATGAATTTATCGTTAAAGTCATAGGCAAAGCCTTCGAGGAAGATTTGAACCTGTGCTTCGATTGGGTCGATGATGTTCGTCGGCTGGTCAAGCAGAACATGGTCAACCAGAATCTTGTTACGAACAAGATACAGCGACTCTTCGTAGGACTTTGGCTTACCCTTGACGGCTACAGGCTCGGAGTTGACACCCGTCCAGTTAGGAGCAGGGATGTTCTGGTTGAGGTAGCGCATACCAACCTGCTTGAGGGACGGGCTGGTAAAAAGAGGGATGTCCTTAAGAGCATTCCACGTTTGATGAAGAGATTTTGTAATCTCTTTTACGAGAGGGTCATTGCTTAGGGCGGCGTGGTCAGCCAGCGTAAGCGCACCGTTAAAATCAATTGCCATAGTTTTTCACCTTAAAGGTCTTGTCGTCCCCGGGTAATACCCATCAACGACGCGAGTGATTGTCGTCCACCTTGCTGTTGTTGTTGCCCACCATTAGCAACAACGGGTCTTGCAGTCTGCGAGTTCGTAGTCGGCGTGGGAGCAGTACGACCGGCTTGTAACTTAGACAGCAACTGCGGCACTAATGCCTTTGAAAGTTTCTCAATCTGTTCGTGAATCACACGTGCGGCTACATCTGGTTGAACACCATTAGCGATAAGACTGTCCACCGCTTCAGGGTTCTGTTTAGCCAATGGGTATTGACTTATAGCAGTTGATTTCTGCTGGTCCATCATATACTGGCTGACCTGTGCCATTGCCTGTTGATATCTAAACCGTTCCAGTTCGGCTTGCATCTGCAAGTTACCCGTCGTGGGGTCGATTAGTTCTTGGGCTTCCATCTCACGGTAGCGGTCAATGATTTGTTGTTCTTGAGCCTGTTGCTGTTGCTTTATGATTGTCTGTCGCAAATCGTCGGCAGACTGGAAGCCTTGGCGTTCAAACTCTTGAATAACTTCGCCCCACTTAGACAAACGGTCGTTTGCACTGCGGGCTTTTTCATTGACTTCTTTAAACCGCTCGTAAGGAATCGGACTTGGGTCGTCCTGCACCTGCGGTTCACTGGCAGGTTGTTCCACCCCCAGTAAGTCATACACATCGTATGACTCTTGGACACCCTGTGTGTTTACGTCTTGGGTATCTAATGCGGGTTCGACGGAGTCCCGCACCATGTCCATAATGGCACTTGCCGCACCATTGTTGTCTGTAGCACCCGTCGGCGAATCGGGCATTTGTGTCGCCATCTCTACTGACATCTCGATTATTGCTCCCTATTGTTACTTATTGCCAGTCTCTGGCTGGTTGTCAGGAAAAATATTTTTCTCAATACTCTTCTGTGATATGGCAACCATTGACTTAGCCGCGTCGTTCTCTTGTAAGAGTTTCGACCTCTCCCGCATCTTCTGAAGGTCAGCCTCTAGTTTTGCTCCCTGTTGGGCTTGAATCTTCGAGATGTCGAGTTGTGTACGCATCTGTTCGGCTTCTGGGTCGAAATCAGATGGCTTAGGTTGTGCTTGCATCTGCGCTTGTTGCATTGCAAATTCTTGCATCTGCTGGACCTTTTCATCCTGCATCTGCAAGTGTTCCATAATCATGCTTGTCTCAGGGAGTTTGAGCATCTTAATAACAAGCATATTCGTCGTTGGGTCTGCCGGGTCACCAAACAATCCCATCTGACGGAATGCCATCAGTTTCTGGAGTTTCTGGTCTGGGCTATCTTCCTGCGCCGAACCCGGGACATATTCGATGCGATATTGCCCACCATTGCGGATATGGTCGAACGTAATAACCCCACTTCGCAGTTCGTCTGCGGGAGAGCGTCGTTCTTCCATTTGTCCGACAAATGGGGCAACCCCAAACTGTGCGGTAAGGGCAACTTCCCATTCCTTGATTTTGGCATTACTAATCTCGATATCTGCCCGGATGTAGGAATGTTGGGTGTTGTCCGCACGTTGTAGTAAACGCACCGATTCTGCCGGTGTACCGGCTTGTGCCATGCCTTGCGACACGTCATGCAAGCCAGCAATATCCATCATGTCTTTTTCAAGCATCTGTAGCATTGGATACAAGTCCTGCCCAATGCCCGGTGCGCGAGCAATAACAGGCGGTTGTGATGCTTGGTTGTAATAGATTTTGCGATAGATGCGGGTTGCGTCATCTACATCATCGGACTGGTTATTAAATGCATCTGCCCCAATGCCAGACAGTTTCTGAATCATCACATAGTCTTTTTGATTCTCAAACTGTTCCTGCATCCGGGAATAGATACGGTTGTACGTCTGTTGTAATGGACATAGGTCAAAGCCTAGTGAGTATCCGTAGGTGGTTCCAGAACGCGGTTGCCATCTAAGCGGGATGAAAGGGAATTCATCTCTTTTCTCATACAGCCAATCTCCTGCATATAAGAGGCAGGTATTTGTACTGACGATGTACCGCCCTTCCGGGTATTGCTCGTTCGGTTTCTCCCAATATTCGTATACGATTGCGGCTCGTCTCCGGCTCTCGATTTGACCAAGGCGAGCAGTGCTTGCTGGAACCCAACCATTACCGCTACCGTTTCCACCTTCAAGATACGCATCAACATATGAACCATTTGCTCCGCTGATAGCATCAGCCGTTACACGCTTACCATTGTCACCATAGTTATCTACAAACCACGACAGTGGGCGCACGGACGCATGAATCATGTACCGAATGTCTTCATCACGCTTTGCGGTAGGGTCTACGAATACATCAAAGGCTGGAAGAATTTCTTCTCGAACATCACCAATAGCCATCTGCTGATAGCCATCGATTTCGCCTGTCATAGGATTAAAGAACGGCACAGTTTGCACACCCTTAGCATCCCAATAAACTTTGAGGTAGGACGTTCCACAGACGCACGCCCAACGCACACGTTCCTTTAACTGTGTCTCGCGCTTAAACTTACGATTGAAGTGATTACAGATAATGTTTGCTTCATCAGATGCGTCCCTATCCGTTTGGGAATCTGACAACGGGATAGCATATGCATCAGGACTAACCTGTGTCAACTTACCTACGACACCATCAATTAGAGGACGCATTTTCTGAACAGTTATGTAACGCGTTAGTTCTGATGGATTTTGCAAGGATATAAGGTTACGCGTCTGACTCGCAATACGCATCCATTGTCGTCCCTCAAAGAACGCCGTAGCCAAAGCCCACTCAAGTTCCATTTCCTGTCGTGCGCGATACGCCGCTTCAAATGCACCTTTGACGAAAGCAACAACCTTACGTTGCTCTTCATCCTCCATCTTTGGAGTCTTCTTCCAGTCTTGTGCATTATGGTCAAGCGTTAGGTCATCGTCTTTTACAAGACGATAATCCTCACCCGGAAATGAACCCGGCGTACCATCTTTTGGTGGAGCCTTAAGTGCCGTCATTCGTGCAGATGCGGTCGGACGCATCCTGTTTGCTAGTTCGCCTAGTAGATTCCCTATAGACATTAGATGTAATCCTTCCGCTGTTGCTTGCGTTCGCGCTTACGTCCCGTAACTATTCGTAGTTCTTGCAAGTTACTGACAAGAATCCACGTCTGAATGCAGTTTACAATCAACGTAATCAACAGCAACCAATTGATAAGCGTCATAACCAATCTCGTTTCCTATTCTCATTAAGCCATGACGGCGGTTGAACACGTTTCTGCTCTGTTTCAGGACAAGCAACTGGATACTCACGCCACATCAATCCATAACGAAAAGAGTCAATGGCGTGGTCATTTTTAGTGCCACGGTCGAGTTCCTCTGGGTCACGTGGGTCTGCCATTGCCTTGCTAATTTCTTTGATGAGATTTGGGCAGTTGCGAGTTATTCGTAGTTTAGGTTGCGGTTTGCCATCAACTATCTGTGTCTTAGTAAGCCATTCCTGTACGCGTCGCCATCCCGCTTTTCTATCCTTAACAGCACGCACAGCAGGTAATCCACGCTCCCACCAAATCTCTACAGGATATTCACCAATGCGTTGTGCAATGTTTTCAGGAGGGAATGTGTTTGCCCAGTCAAAAGCAATAGCCTCTAAGCGTGTGTTCCACTTACCATCAGGAAAACGCCGGTCAACCGGGTCTGCCATTCCACGGCTTTTAAGCAGGTCAAGTGCAAGTTGTGCCTGAGACGATGAAACGTGTCCCTTCTCATATATCTCTCCTACAACATAGATATTCTCTTTGTCGTCTGAAGCATATAAAAGGAATGCACAAGGCGCACCTGTACCAAAGTCATGTGATGCCCAGACACGCCACCATGGCTGTATATGCACGTTATCAACAACGTGCCACGGTTCACCATCTGGACCATATTCTCTAAAGTCAGGGAAGAATAAGCCACCTACACCAACCTCATGTTGGCACTCACGTAGAAACGAGATTAATCCGTAGTCGTCGATTTCTCGTTGACATATTTCAAGCGACTTGTGGCTCCACGTAGGAGTGCCACCAGTAATACGATAGCCAACACGTCCATCATCTTTTTCTTCCGTCGTGTATGTAAGATTCTGTATCGCTGGAACGATAGGAGATTGTTGCCTATTCTGCAACATATCTACCTCACCGCTTAGGACCTTGGACATCACACTGTTTGCGTGAATCCGGTTCTGCACAAATACGATTGCACAATCGGTACTTTTAGCAGGAAGAATTGTCTGCGTAATCGTTGCTATCTTTTTATCTACTCGCCCAACACTATCGTCAAGTTCGTCAATGTCGTCAAAGATGATGAAGTCTGGACGTAGGTAATCCAACTTAACGCCGCGTGCGCCAGTGTCGAGACCAAAAGCCAATACATTGAAGCCATTAGCAGTGCGTAACTTACTTGCATTCCAACCTCTGCTAAAACCATACTTATTGACAGCACGTTCAATTCCACACCTCTCCATCGTTGATGCAATGTCTTGTACGTGACGGTTAGCCGCTTCCTGTGTAGCGCAAACATATAGCAAGAATCGACGTGTAGCCCTGACGGCTATACGGCTTGCTATAAGTTCCATTGTGGTACTTTTACCGCCACCACGGAACCAACATTCAATAAGTGCAGGTGGTGGGTCATTCTGCTTGATGCTGTCTGCCCATTCCCATGCACGAATGTGATGGTCTCCTAGCGGTGACGATGCGGCGTGTGGAGCGAACGCACGTAACCAATGCTTGTAATCGTATTCTGCGCCATCAATAGGGAATGCACTTCCGCTATCAAAGTCACCGACTTGAATAGTCTGGTCAAGGTCATCTAGTGCGGCTTCAAGTAAAGCAACCGTTAGGTCCTTATCTGGACGAACGTACTTCTTAAACGCCTTTGGTACTAGACGCGTATTGACACTAGGCTTCTTCATCTACAACCTCTGCATCAATAATGTTGTCATCGGACTCCGTCTTGTAAGTTTTAAGTATCTTGCCAAACCCAAGTTTGATTGCCTGTACTTCATCGACGTTACGGACGTTACTTTTGATAACACCTAATATCTGATTAATAAGACTATACGCTTGGTCTACCTCAAGTGTATACGCCTTTGCGTGAACCATACGTTGCTCTGCTTCAACAATATCCACACGTCGTCCAATCAAGTCAAGAACTTCATCTGTTGCCTTCACGGCATTTGCACCAGATGTAAGCATCTCACCTAGCGTTTTAAACTGGTCTTGAAACTCTGGTATGTCACCTGCTTTGTATGCGCGTGCCGCAGATAGATATGTTTCACGCAGGTCTTTAAGTAGTTGTGCGCTTACGCCTTCAGCGGCGGCTTCAGCACGTTGGTCGATAATTGCGGTTATATATGCCGCGTCATCCTTAAGGCTAAATAGTTCCGGGTCTTCACGTAGTTCATTAATACGTTCGAGCATCTGTTGCCCGATAGTGCTAAACCGCTTACGTGACGTTGAATACAATCCATGAGAGAACTGTGCTGTCTCATGTGCTATTGGATTCTTGCCGCCGTGAAAAGCACAGTAGTTACGTCCAGATATTGCCGCGTGATTGCATTGCCGCCCTTCAAGTTTGGCGTTGCACAACTTCACCATAGCACCATTGCTAAGGCTTCTATATCTTAGTCCGTCATCCTTAACAGTGACGCTCATTCATCATCCTGTGATTGCAGATTAGATGTGTCCCACATTGATTGACGCATAGCCGGATTCATCAAATTGCCTACACGGTAAGGGCTATTTATGCCTTTAAGTATAGTGTTAGCATTCTTAATTTCACCCATACGCCGAAAAGGAATAACCTGCGGTGGTGTTACCGCAGGTTCAGAAACAGTGTTTTTAGCCATACGGCTCTCCTATGCTTTACCCTTAAAGATGGTTTGTTCATTCATCCATTGAGCAAAAGCCTGACGCACACGCTGTTGCTCGTCACCGTCCAACTTTTTAAAGTTGTCTGAACCACGGAGCAATCTATCGTATTCCGCTCTTGATTTCAGCCCGCCTTTTTCAGGCTTAAGACTACTTTGCACTAGAGATACTGCTGTTCCAAGTGCATCCCATCCTGCACTAGACTTATTCTTTCGATAATACGCAAGGGCTTCACCACTTGGCTCTGCCTTTTCCACAGGCGTTGATTGTTGTGCTGTAGGCTGACTACCTTCCTGCTTCGGAGCAGATTTTACTGATTGAGGTCCGGTTGGTTTACCCTCTATGCCAGCACTGGTTTTACCTTGTGTTTGCGTTGGTGCAACAGTCCTTGCGTTACCTTGTGTTTGCGTTGGTGCAACAGTCCTTGCGTTACCCTGTGTTTGCGTTGGTGCAACAGTCCTTGCGTTACCCTGTGATTGCGTTGGT